TAAAGCACCATTACTGCTTACACCTGTTATTCTAACCCATTTATATTCGCCTACATTATCAGGATTTACAAATTTTACAAATGTATTTTCTTGGAAAATTTTAGTAGAACTTGTGTTGTTTACCATAACAACTGTGTTAGCACTACTAAATGATTCAGTCATATAACCAGTAGTACTTTGTGTTGCAACTGGCAACGGCTTCCATCTTATGTTTAATGTATCTGTAATAAATTTTGTTGGAATATAATCGTTCCATTTACCTCTCAAAGTATCATAAATTGTATTGTTTAATCTTTGCTCTTTAAGGTAATCTAAAATAATATTATCCACAACTTCTGCTGGAGTATTATTATCATTTATAATAATTGATTTTGTAATTGGGTCATCGTCTTTGTACAAAAATCCATCTTCTGCATAAGTTTCAACACTTTGGTATGTACCAGTAGGGTCACTGATATCAATGTATCTACTGTGCCCAGCATGTGTTTTATTTGTTGCTTTTAATTTTAAAATATTTGATGTTTGGCTTAAAGGAAATACTTGATAGTCCTGTGCTGACACCATTCTATTTTGTGTATAAAATGTTTGTGGTGCTCTTTGTTTAATACTTGCTAAACTTTCTGCAGGCAAACTGTTACCAACAGATGATTCTAATCCAAATATTAATGTAATTCTATGCTCTTCCCCTGCTCCATTTTCGTAAGGAATGGAAATACTTATACCAGATGCATCATCAGGTTGTATAGTAAATCTTTCGCCGTCACTTACTCTGTACCAAACTCTATAAATTCCTGTTGGAACATTACCAAAGTTTCCATCAGGATATTTTATTCTTATTCCGTCGTTGTCTATGTTTTCAACACTATATAAATTTCTTGTGTTTAAATTTTGACTATTATAGTTTAATGTTTGCCCTATTGTATTAGGAATTTTTGTCCATTTATTTACAACTGCGCCTGTTGTTGTGATCTCTTGCACAAATACATCTGTTTCATTAATATTTTGTACAGTGATGTCTTCATTTCTATTTTGTATAGGTGTTTCATAATTAAATTCTGCAAAATTTAATTTACCTTGTTTGAACATAAGGAAAAATCCAGTGTCGTCACTTGATAGTCCTAAGCCATCGTTTCTATAAAATAAACTGAAGTCATTTGTAGGATCAGGATCTTTCTCGTAGAAAAATTCGTTGTCTTTGAAATCTCCATTTACAATTTCAAAGTTTCTGTTTACGCCATTAACATTTAAATTAAACCCGTATGCAACTGGTGATGTAATAAGTGTATTAATTCTATATTCGTCTGTATTAATACCTGATACTTTACCTGATTTTACAGGTGATGTAAATCTATTGGTAGAACTCATTGCAGAATTTAATATAGTTATGAACTGTTCGTAACTGTCAGGGTTGTTTGCATCGTCCCAAAAAATTCTTTGATTACTTAATTGGTTGCCCTGACTGTCAGTAAGAGATTCTGTTGTTGCTACTGCTGACAGTTTCATTAATCCACTTGCTGGAACATTTCTCTTAGGATTATATCCTAACATTCTTGCAAGTTTAAATACTGAGTCTCTTCTTTCTGCTGTTTCTAAAAAGTTTTCCCTGGAGTTTATATCCATTCTGAATGCAATACTTGTACTTAAGAATGCTAGTAATTCAATAATTGCAATAAATTCTGAACTTTCAATGTAATCATTGAAGTTTTCAGGGAAGTTTGTTCTTATGTAATCTACTAATGCTGTACGCATTGTATCAAAGTCATATGCTTTGAAGTCTACTTCTGAAAAGGCCTTATAAGCAACTTTCCAATCTTCTGCCGCAAATAAATTATTTTGTCTATTAACTATTGACATTAGATTTCCTCGTTGTTCCTTCTAGTGTACTCTAAAAATAAAGTATCCGTTTGTTCTAAATTGTAATATTTTAAGGTCACTTCTGCTCTAATAGTGTGATCAGCAATATATAAAACTGTTTCTTTAAATGTAACTCTGGGATCTGTATCTACTATTCTTTCTATATCTTCTTTAATTTGCTCTTGTAATCCTGGAGAATCAGGCTCCATAAGCATGTCCCAAATTATAGATCCAAACTCAGGCCTCATAGGCCTTTCTCCAACTTTAGTATAAAAGTGGTTTAAAAGATCTCTCTTAATAAGTTCAGAGTCAGTGAGGGTATATGGTGCCCTTACTTTGTCAATTGTGCTGAATCCTTTAAATAATGTTGCCATGCAAGTATTTATCAAATATATTAAATATAGTTTTAATAAATACTTGACAAACACAAAACAGATGTTAAAATAACGGCATGGAAAATATCATATACATTCACGGTGCAAATGCTAGTAGTGATAACTTTAATTACTACATTTTAAAATTTCCTAAGCATAACATACTTAAAATAGACTACAGTATGGAAGACGACCCTTTTGATATAGTTGAACATGTAAAATTAAGAAAGCAAAGGGAGTTTCCAGGGCAAAAAGTACACCTTATAGGGCATAGTTTTGGTGGATTGATATCCAGTTGGTATGCTTCAGTATATTCAAAAGATGTTAAAAATTTAGTTACAATAGCAACACCTTGGCAGGGCACCCCTGTTGCTAGGATTTTTGGTATGTTTTTTAAAGGTAAAGTTTTTGAAAACACTAAACCAGGTGCTGAAGTATTAGCATTTTTGCAAGAAAAAACATTCAAAGGAAATCATTTTAATATAGTATGTACACGTGGTGCGAACCCTGTAGCAGGATTAGGAGGCAAGGCAAATGATGGTATGATTACCTGTGATAGTCAAAGTGCAACACCGCCTAAATTCATAAACACTGAAAATACCTTTATAGAAGCAGGTCACAGTGGCGTTTTGTTAAATAACAATGTAACAGATATTTTACAAAAAATTATATTTGAGGAATAAGATGGCGGCATCAACTTTAAACAATACCTTAGAAGAAGAGTTACGAATTTTGCTAGTTGAGAAAAACAACGAAAATCAAGCACTCAGAAATCATATAGAACTTTTAGAAAAAGCAGTTGCAGAAGAACAAGAACAAAAATATAGATTACTTGTTGAAAATGCAGATCTTAAAAAAGAACTTAGATTAAAAGAAAACTCCTAATTTCATATATGCTCGTTTCTTAGCGAGTTTTAGTATAGTCCTTAATTGGCCAAACGTTAAGTTTCGTTGTTCTGGATACAACGTATTTTCTGCCGCTTGTAGTTCTGCTCTCCAATTTAAATGATCTGGTGTGGAAAATAGTTCTGCTTCGTATTGCCTTCTTTGTATGTAATCTTGTCTAACAGAGCCTTCACCATCAGGTGCTGTTTTTCCTACTCTGTATCTCATCATAAGTTTAGGAACATCTTTATAGTTGCCCTCGTTGAGAGCAAACAATACTGAACTATTTTGAAATGCCTTTACGCCTATATGATGAACAAAACTTGCTAAGGCACCTGCTTGGTTGCTGTTTACAGGAACTGTAACTAAGTTTTTTATTTTATCTAGTGAATCTTTTAATTCTTTTTCAAGTAATAATTTTTCTGACGTTGGACCTAATCCATTTATAAAATCTATAATTTTGACGCCTGTTTTTCTATCAACATATATTACACTATTACCGTCTAATATAACATCTATACCTTTAGTTTCTAAACGTTCTTTAACCTGATGGAATAAACTTTTACTTCCTCTTCTAGCCATTTCCGCCTCCTGTTAAATCACCAACTGCGCCTGAGATTTCATCTTTTGCAGACTGTAAAAAGTCTCCCTTAGTTAAATTCTCACCGCCTGGTATTCCATTTAGTACCTCACCTATAGTGCCATCTATTTTATCTTTAACACCAGCAATGAGCGGACTATTCATATCAAGACTTAATCCATTCATATCTAATCCTATTTGTCCTAATCTTGCTTGTATGTCGTTTAGAAATGTTATCTGTCCTAAAATTTTACTTTGTAATGCAGTTGCAGTAGGTATTCTAAATGGTGGTACTGCTATACCAAATGATTCTGCCATATTTAATAATCCGTTTATGTTATTAAAATTCAAATCTTGTAACATAGTAAATGCACTTA